TTTTTCTTTTAAATAAAATGTCCATAAAAATGCAAGATTGGGGTGCGTGTCTTTATAGGATTCAACACGTGTTAATAAACTGGCTATATCCTGTTCCATTATTTGAATATAGTTGTAAGTATTTAAATAAAGATAAAGAGGAATATTATCAATTATGAAGTATTATGAAACTAAATTTGAAGAATATGTGAATTCATGTGCGAAGAAAGATTTACACCCTGAAACAAATAAAATATATTCAACAATATCAGAAATCTATAATTTTCAAAATAATATTATATTCTACGGTCCATCTGGTATTGGGAAATATACACAAGCTTTAAAATTCATAAAACCTTTTAGTCCCACAGGATTGAAATATGAAAGAAAAATAAATATAAATTTACCCAAAAAAAGACAATATACTTTTAAAATCAGTGATATACATTTTGAAATAGATATGGAATTGTTGGGGTGTCATGCCAGAATATTATGGAATGAAATATACAAAGCCATTTTGGACATTCTTTCCGCTAGACAAACGCATAAAGGTATTATCGTATGTAAAAATTTTCATAAGATTCATAATGAGCTTTTGGATATTTTCTATAGCTACATGCAATCTCTTGAACATAAAAATATAAAAATATCGTTCATTTTTATAACTGAAGCAATAAGTTTTTTACCAAATAGTATTTTAAATAGGTGTATTACAGTGCCAATTAAACGACCAACTAAATCACAATATAAAAAATGCATAGGCGCATCATTATTTAAAAATATTGAACTCAAAGATATATCCAATATAAAGTCTATTATAAGTAAAAATAGTGAACTTAAAGCACCGAATAAATTAATTGTTAACAGATTAATAGAGAGATTAGAGAATTATGATACTATGGAATATTTAGATTTTAGAGATAGAATTTATGATATTTTTATTTATCATCTAGATCTGTACGAATGTCTTTGGTCAATAATTGCTCATTTCATTGTTAAAAAAAATATGGATAATGTGAAACAGGAAAAGATACAATTGTTTTTATCAAAATTTCTGAAATTTTATAATAATAATTATAGACCAATCTATCATTTAGAGAGATTAATGTTCTATTTATGTAGTATTGTTCATGAACTGTGAAGAGGCCATTAATGTATTAAATATTAAATCGGATTATACGGAAAAACAATTAAGACATGCCTATTATCGACATTCTTTAAAATATCATCCGGATAAAAATTCATCTGAAGATGCTACAGAAAAATTTAGACAAGGCAAACATGCATACGAATTTCTAATAAGTCATAAAAATTTACCACAACTGGATGAAGACAAGGATGGTTCATATATTGCATTTTTCAGAAAATGTATGAAATATATGATACCCGAGTTAGAAAGAGATGATAAATTTATTAATAATACTCTTAAAACATTGATAGATTCATGTAAGAGTGTAACTCTTAAAACTATTAATAATATGAATAAAGATAAGGCGTTTAAGGTGTACACTTATTTAACTAAATATAAGGATATTTTCAATTTGGATGATGAGTTAAACAAAGAAATATTGGATATTATTAATAAAAAAATAAGTTCCGATAATATTGTTATACTTAACCCAGATATTAACGATTTAATAGAAGATAAAATATACAAGTATTCAACTGAATATGGTGAATATTATATACCATTATGGCATTCAGAGATAACATATGATATATCAGGAAATGACCTTATTTTACAATGCGTGCCAGAATTACCCAAAAATATTTTTATAGATAACTACAATAACTTACACATAACTGTTCAAGAGCAAATAAAAAATATTATCGATGAAGAAAAGTTAGTTATTAATGTCGGTAAAAAAGTATTTGAAATTAACTCTAGAGAATTAAAAATATGCAAAACACAAACGCATATTATTAAAAATAGTGGTATATTGTTAGCACAATATGATGATCTATATGATACTAGCAAACGTGGTGATATTTTTATATACATATCATTATCATGATAATTCAAAAATAAAAATTTTATAAAATTATTTTTATTTTTATTCGGTAGATATCTAGGCATCAGCTTTCTTGGTTTTCTTACGCCTTACCACTTTCTTCTTCTTTGGTTTAGGCTCCTCCTTTTCTTCCTCTTCCTGCTCCTCTTCATCGGTATCGGCTAGCGCACTTGACATCTGAGGCACAGACTCTTCCTTTTCCTCTTCATTATCAAGAAGTTCGTCATCATCAGAGTCAGCCATGAGGTGACAAACGCCTGTACCTGTAAGGCGGACTGGTTCACGAACCTGGGCCTGAACAAGCTTCCATGTTACACCAAAGCGGCCACCGGCCATCCAAAGACCAGTACAAGAGATAAGTCCTTTGATATGAGACTTTGAAGGAACGATGTCCACCACACTCTTATCGCCTTGGGGAGATTCAACTCCATCCTTTTCAGGCATGAAGATTGGGTTGGCTTTCATATCAAATAGTTCAAGATTAAACTTGCCCTCCCAGTAAGGGATTTTAACTTTGACTGTAGGGTTCCTAGTATAGTCAAGTTCACCACTAGTCTTATCCTTTGGATACTTAAGGATGGGGTACATCATAGCTTCAGCCACCTCCTTGCTGAGCTTGCTCTTTCCAAACCACTCTTTGGATTTTCCAGAAGAAGCATCTGTAAGGATCTTTTCCTGCATTTCTTTGAGCTTATCACAAAAGCTGGCAATAGCAGAAGATTTTTCATTTTCAAAGACAAGGTTTAGGTCATAAGAGACACGTCCAGAGGTCTCGTCAACTCGCTCATTGACCCCCCATGTAAACATGAGAGGAATGGCAAGAACAAGAGGTTGTCCCTGGAGACGCATCTGAACACTCTTACCGCCTCGGGTATTAACCTTGGCGGGTAGATAAGAGAGTGCTGCAGGGTTGAAGTGTTTGGTTTTAACGATGAGTTCGGATGGGCTAGACATGATTCGGGTTTATGTCTTACTTTATTGTTGATTTTTTAAATCAATTTTTTGAAAAATCAACACCTCGTATACTAATTTTTTTGAATCTGTCATCTACAAGTATGGTATCCGAACGATGATGTTATAGAAATATAAAATATATAGGAGTATAGAAGATGAATTGCCTATTTGGGATATTTTTATCGATGAAACATGTCCTTTTTCAGAAGACGCGTTTAAAAATTACCAAATTATTCTACATTGGGGACATTTGGTTAAATTAATTGAACAATGTTTATGTGACCAAAATGAACAAGTTTTACAACCTTTGAAACCCGTAGTTAACCCATTTTTCCGAATATGAGAAAATATATTCATATTATCTAAACAAATTGCGCAATTTTGATTATGTATTTCATAATAATATCTACCTGGTCTAAAATTAAACCTTTTAATTTCACAACAAGCTAATATTCTTCTGCGATATTGATAACTCATATTAAAAATATTATATATTATTTTTAATATTTAATTATTATTGGAGAGAAAATGTTATAATTGCCGTATAACAACAAAGGATATGTCCGACTAACTGTGAATATTTATTATTTATGGTGGTATATCAACACATAATATAAAGTATCTATATGTTATCACCCTTTGTCAGTACTACATAAATGTAGTACTAATTTTTTTTTAATGTATTTGAAAAAAGATTTAAATTTTAGACATATATAATATAAAATGAACACAGTCTCTCCGAAAACATTTCTGAAAACTCACGTTTTTGATAAAAATATTGAAAGGCCCCCAAAACGTACAAAGGTAACGAGCGAGGAGTTTGTTATACCATGTTATAATGAATGGAATTTATTAACAGTAAAAAACTATAATGTATCTCAATTAAAGATGATAGCGCGCCATTATAAAATGAAGATATCTGGTAATAAAGGAGAGTTGCTTTCAAGGGTTTATAATAATTTAAAATATTCCAATTATGCTATTATTCTTCAAAAACTTTGGAGAGGCACGTTGAGGCGAAATTATAACAGATTGAAAGGGGGAACAATTCATAGAAAGTGTACAAATACAACGGACTTTTTATCACTGAGCGATATTAAAAATATTCCATATTCGCAATTTTTCTCATTCAAAGACAATGGTCAGCATTTTGGATTTAGCGCTAAATCGTTGCATAATTTAATCTTAAAGAACAATCGACCTGTAAATCCTTATACAAGGTCTAAAATTCCAAAGAAAACTTTAGAAAGTTTTAATAAATTTTTAAAATACGGAAAGCTTCTCCACGAGAAAACTAATATTATAATAGATAATGAAACAGAAAGTCTATCGCTTGCTAAGCGTATAAGTCTAAAAGCGCAGAATCTATTTCATAAGATTGATACATTTGGACATATTACAGACGCATCATGGTTTTTATCATTGGACAAACCGATGTCGGTAAAGTTGGTGAGAGAACTTATTGATATTTGGGAGTATCGTGCTAATTTACCAAATGAAACAAAACGAGCCATTTGTCCTCCTCATGGTAACCCATTTGCCGGAATCAATACAAATCATTTAATAACGCAGAATATGAGTTTATTAAAAATGAATATATTGAATATGTTTGAAAATCTTTTATCAAAAAGCCCAAGTAGAGAAAATCAAGGATTAGGTGCATATTATATTTTATGCGCAATTACCCTAGTGTCACCTTCTGCAGCTTCGGCATTACCATGGTTATTTGAAGCAGTTATGTACAATCAATAATTTTCTAAATATTTGCGTTATATTTAGGAAATGCCACGGTTAATGCTGTTAAAAATGTTTATAAATATATTTATTCGTTAAACAACTTAAACAATAAATAGATAAGTAGTGTATAATGCCATCTAAGAAAGTTTCCAAGACCAAAGCCTCTAAGGCTGTTAAAAACGCCAAGCCTAAATCTAAGAAGACTAAGGCTGTAAAGAATGTCGTTGCTGCTAGCCCTGTTGCACCAACCGCGCCCGTTGATACTAAAGTTGTTGCTCCTGCTGTTGAGACGGTTGTCCCATCTCTAGGCGATGCCTTTGGCGAGCTCCTTGGCCAGTTGACTGCACTTCGCAGCCAGCTGACCAGTGTGACTGGTCAGGTACGTGCACTTCAGAAGCGTGCCGATCGCGAGCTTAAGAATGCTCACAAGGCTAGCAAAAAGCGTGCGAAGCGTAGTGGCAATCGTGCCCCCAGTGGATTTGTTAAGCCTACCAAGATCAGCATGGAGCTCGCAAATTTCCTTGGAAAGGAAAAGGGTACCGAGATGGCTCGCACAGAGGTGACTCGTGAGATCAACACTTATATCCGCGCTCACAAGCTTCAGGATCCTAAGAATGGTCGCCGCATCCTTGCTGATGCCAAACTCCGCAAGCTTCTCAAGCTTAAAAAGGAAGACGAGCTTACATACTTTAACCTTCAGCGATACATGAGCCCACACTTTGCTAAGAAAGGCAAGGTCTTAGTAGAGGCATCCGTTTAAAAAAATTTTTAATAAATTAATTTAATTAAATCACAAATAAATTAATTTGGAAATACAAATCCATCCAATTTTAGTATTTGCTTTAAATCGTGTGTATTTTTTTGTTTATTCCTAATTAGGAAATATTTTGTACCGTTTAATACGGTATCCAATACATCGTCATTTCTTTGGATTTCCTGACATATTTTGCAATGTTTATGACATGTCATATAGTTTTCATGAAGCAACCACTTTAAGAATGTGCTATTTTCACATGTTTGATTTTTGAAGTCTTTATATAGATCATAATTATGGAAAATATTTCTATTCGTATCACCCGATATATAGTCGGTTCCAGAAAATAGACACATCGTTTTAAAATTGTCGTAAGACAACTCTAGTTTTTTTAGAATTATTGACAAATCATACAAAATAACAGTATGATTTATCAAACTTATATATTTTAACACGCGCGGACAACCATAAATAAACATGTCCGTGTCCTCACTTAGACATGCATAGGCAGCACCTTTCATTACTAGAGCGGCACACAACTCATCTGCCTCACCAGGGGAAACACGGTACATCATTCCGTATGCATCCAATAGAGCTTTGGTATTTTCCACATCACTTCTGGTAAGCTTTGCAAATGTGCGTCGCAATGTATCCATTTTAGCAGTTAAATCATCGCGTTTAGACCCGTTGCTCAATTTTGAAAGCTCTAATTCATAGAGATTAAATTTATTGATAGCTGCATCTTTTTGTTGTTTTCTTTTCAGCAATGTCTCCCTTTTCTCGTCACGTCGACCTTCGCCATCGAATATAAAGAGGGCGTGAATATTATAGTATCGGAATAAAGAACAAAGCATATACATGTTTTCAATCAAACTGTTGGTCGCTATAAAGCGATACATGTATATACTGATATCTACCACTATTCGCTTCCCCCTTAGATCACGAAGATTTAATTTTTTTGTTGTATTTTTCACGTATGAGTGAAGGAAAGTATTAAGCAATGTAACACCCATTTTTACTCTATTTTAATGTTAGTAATTGATTTGGCAACTATTTAAATAAATAAATTCATATCAATTTTATGCGATTTCTATTACTGTCATTCTCAAAGTTTTATTAATAATGTTATGATTATTCTTTTTGTTATCCTTCGTTACATTATACATTTTTTCTATACTGTTCAATAGACGCGGCGTGTTATAATGATTCTTAATAAAATCGTAAAATAAATTTAAATTAGAATCCGTCTTTGTAAAATTAATTATATTCGCATTATTACTCATACACCAACTCAAAAAATTATCAATATTCATAATAAGTACCATTTTTAATATATAATACGCGAAAATATTACTTCTTTCTTTATATAAAAATTTACGAGCTTTCACGCTTAATTCATCTGTTTCATACAATGTTTTATAATATATACCCATAAATTGTAATATTTTTACACACTGGAATAACGAGAACATTTGTTCAAAATAAATACAATACTCTGCAAACAATAAAAAACTCTCCCTGTCCTCCCTTTCATCCCTTATAAAATATGCAGTGAATAGACAATTAAATATATTGGCCCAAAACTCAGTATAAGTTTCACTAACATCCATATTGCTTGATATGGGGAATAGTTTTTTTAACTTTTCTCGCAAATGATGACTTTGCATATTTGACCAGTCAAGGCCAAATGCGTGAAATGTTTCGTGAATAAATACCTTAAATATCTCTTCCTTTCTATAAATACAAATTTCACCATTTAATGGACATGCTCCAGCAACACCACCGTTTACATGAGTCGGACCCAATACTGTAAATTGTGTTTTCGGTAGTTGTTTTTTATGTGGACAAAGATAACAAGAAATTTTTAGTTTTTCAGAACACTTTTTGTTAGTATATGGTATTACAAAATATAACCACGTAAACATTTTCATAACTAAAGTATCTATTTTTCCTAATTCGTTGAACTGTTTGTTATTGACAAGATTAATTAAAATTGTTATTTCTCTATCAAATACTTTGCATTTGTATGTCACTATACCCTTGATATTTGTACGAATAAATCTTTTGATCCCTTCAGGTACATATACGCTATTTAATAAACTATCGTCATTGTTATTTTGACTATGAACTTCTTGTATTGTCCGCATAATATCTTTTGATTTCCATGCTATATCTGATAAATTTGCAGCTTTATGAATGTTATCATAGAATTTATTTAAAAATCCGTCAAAACGATATTGTTCTCGCGGTGTTCTCTTCTTTGAAAAGGTTTTAAATTTTTTCATCAGAAAAGTCATAATTGTTTCCGAATCGCTTGTAAAATCCATATTATTGATATATATTATACATATTTTCTTTACCTTTATAATAATTTGTATATTGTTATAAAGTTATTTCTCATTTTCCAAAATACTTCTAATTTTCATGGTATCATAAAAAACAATTGGCGCCGCTCCTCTAAGGAAATGTTGTAATTTTGCATTTTTTGTAGCCATTAGTACAGATTTAGCTAAAGAGTCCGATTTATATTTCGCCATTTGTGCCCTGAACATGGACCTTTCATTTTCACCTGATGAAAAGAAATATTCGTCCATATTTATACCCTTAGGCCTTATAGCCTTACCTTTATACTTTCCTGTTTTTCCACCAGCGGCTTTAGCTACTCCCGGTTCTGCAAAAGGTCCATCCATGGCAAATTGTCTATAAAACTCTGGATTTTTCTTTTTAAATTTGGAAGCTTGGTAAAACGCTTCTACTGAAGACCATTTTTCGCCATCCAAATCAAACGGAACAGCCGTTTTATAAAAATTAGACAAGACCTTTCTCCAATCTTGAATCGATGCCAATTCTGCAAATTCAAGGATATCTTTTTTATTAATTTTCTCTCCAGCACCTTTACCAGGTTTAGGTTTACCAGATGATTTTGAATAAAACTGAAATACTATATTTGGATTATATTTAACCTGTTTCATCTTTTTATAACCCTCATCGCTTTTCTCTTTAGATGCGAGATCAATATCTTCGGCACCGCTATCTGTAACTGGTAATCTATCCAGATGTTTTGACTCGTCTGTACCACTTTTCAATGCTTTAAAATCGGGTATCATATTATATATACCTTTTTCACCTGATTCCAGACATTTATCTATTATCATCCTTTTAATACTAGGAGGAATGGTATTAAATGTGAAAATACTCTTATCATTGTATTTTACCAATTGATAATGATCGCCGCTATATGACGCAATAATATAATGTTTTGGATTGAATGAACCGACTTTTATAATATCATTGTCTACCATATCCCCGCACTGTAAAATGTTTCCAATATCACCCCTTTTATAATTATCTGAATTAAATATAATCAACTTAATACCCAATGCCTTTTCTAAAATGTTAATCGCCCATGATTCCGCCCAAAAGTCACATGTTTTTAATTTTGATTTTAGTTTTTTTAAAGTATCAACGCCTTTTAACCATCTGAACTCCGCAATTAATTCCCTCGCATGTGCCTTCTCTCTCCCAAGTCTTTTAAAATTATCTAATAATACACTCGCTTCTTTAGAAATGGCGAGTTTGTCTGTTCTACTAGCTGCTGTAGAAAAGCGAACTTTCAAGACTTGAATTTTATCCCTAATCTCCATTTGATCGGCTATCATTTTCCCCAAACCCGTATTGTACATATCATAATGTTCTCTGAAATTTTTTAATGTACTCTCATCAGCTGCTTTACTAACAATATCTCGCATTTGTGCAACGCTCATATCTCTTGGAATATCTCGGAAGGCATCACGTATTACTGCAAAAAGACAATCTCCGCCAGCCTCGTTATTTTTAAGAGAATAACTACTATTTTTCATAAATTTTTTGATCCACGAATCACTTTGTCTTGCTTTATACACCTCTCTTTCTCTCATTTCTTGATTAAGTTGTTTCACTTCATCAGATTCCTTAGATTCTTCGTCCCCTAGTATTGAATCTAAAACGGTTGGCTTATTTGGAGACGTCCATTTATCAGATTCAACCTCCTCGTCCATTTCCTTTTCCAACTCATCTTCTAAATCGGTTACAAGACTTACTGAATCGGCGGGTTGTTGCGGTGTTCCCGTAGTCAAATTAATTAAACTGGTCCCTAATTTTTTTTTCATAAATGGCATTGTAAAAAATTTATAATATAATGGCAATGGATTCATTAATAGATCAATATCTATATCATTATCTTCATCTAAAATCTCAGTGTAATTGCTTGCCAGAAATTCGTAAACACCAATCTGATCCTGCACCTTTCCATCAATCACCAAATAAACTGGAACATATAATAAATTTTTGTCCGAATATGTATATTTTACATTTCCTAAAGCCACTACCCCTCCAATATTTGGAAATAATTCTAATTCAAACTGCGTAGCGTCGTATCCAACATCACTTTTATCAACAGTTTTTTTCTCTTCATATTCAATTTCAGGATTTAATACAGATCGCACCATATATCTTATTCAAATATTAAATATTTACTTAAATACTTATCAGCTTTAATCTCTTCAATATAGGACCATAGTTTTTTTCTCCTATATACAATTTCAACATTTTCAGTAGCTTTTTCAAAAAAAACAATGTCTTCAATTAACTCTTGTTTTTTCTTAGTACCGCGACTTTTCCTCTTATTTATTTCATAGTATTCCGCTATTTTATCTAGTTCTTTTTTTGTATAATTTGTCTGATATTCAACTTCTTGTGCAATATAATCATCCATGGCAACCGTGGAGCACATTTCCATATAATCAACTTGTTGTACCAAATCTGAATATGTTACACCTTCTTCTTCTTTTCCTTTATCATCTATTTCATGCAAAGAAAATGATAAATTATTATTAGGTTCTGACATCATATATATATTTTACTATATCTATATTTTTATATCTTTATGGTTATAATTAAAATTAATCGTCGCTCAAATCCATGAACATGAATACCACTTTACTAGTCAAACTTATATGATCCTTATGATTCATATCCGAAACATCCTCGACAAACTTTTCAACTGCGGGCCAATCATCGTTGCCATTCAGTGTATCTCGTCCCTCCCTAATAAGAATGCATAAATTTGCTCCAATTTCATTAACCTCATTGCGCATATTATTTTCCTCAATGCATATTTGAAATTTTGATTTTAAAATATTAATAATATTCATGATTTTATCTTGAGATAAAACATTGTTTTTCATAAGATGGACAAAGAAGCTACTAATTGAACGCCGCTTTTCATTTTCTTTGTTTACTTCACAAAATTTGTCATAATCTTCTTCCGCTGAAATAAATCTAATAACGTCAAATAATGATAGGAAAGATTCAAAATTCTTTTTATAAATGGAATTCATAATCGGAAAAGTGCCAATTAAATCTTTATACAATTGTGCATACAACTTTGCCCAAAATTTATTTAGACATCCAATTTCAAATATCGAAACACCTACTTTCATCAAATCAGCCTCTTCGGGTTCTGACTCAAGAATTTTTGTAAGTGCGACTACAATCTTATCACGCATCTCTTGATAATTAGTTTCCGTGAGTTTATTAAGCAACATTCTTAGATCATCAATCTCCTTTTCAATACCATCTTCATTCTTATGTAATTTCTGGGATTTGAAATTTCGCATTTCCTGCCAATCATCTGCTGTAATAACCGCACGCTGAGGTCGCGGTCTACGACCACCGTCGTGTCCACGCTTTTTAAACACAGGGGTTCTTTGATATTCAGGTGCACCTACTCTTGATGCAAGTGTATTAATAATGGCAACCGTTTCGGCATTTATTGTATTATCTGCATTAACACTTGGACTTATTTGATGGAAGTATTTAAGGTCGTATTGTCTATCTGCTAGGCATGTCATGGTTCTTATATTTTATTATTCTGAATTTATATTTATATCAATTTTATAAATAAAAATTCATATGAAAAAATTGATTTGAAATATTTATAATATTTACTTAAAAACATCAACAGCATATTAGTATATCATGTCAAACGAAAACTCACCTAAAAGTTCTGAGAACAAAGCAACTGGAGAAACAGTTGGTAAAAATACCACTATTGAAGAATGGGATCATTCCGAATTAATGCATCGTGATGTTTTGCGAGGCATTTATGCCTATGGATTTGAGAAACCCAGTCCTATTCAAAAACAAGGAATAATTCCCATGCTTACCGTGGATAAAAATGGAAAACGTAGAGATATTATTGCGCAAGCACAATCGGGGACAGGGAAAACAGGTTGTTTTGCAATTGGAGCGCTAAATATCATCGATCCTGAAAAAAAACATACACAGGCCCTTATTCTTGCACCAACGCATGAACTTGCAAATCAAATTTTAACGGTTGTCAATGCTATTGGAATGTTTCGCAAAGGTCTTGTAACACAATTGCTTGTGGGAGGTACTTCAGTTGATGGAGATCGTCAAAAGTTGGATTCAAATCCGCCACAGATTGTAGTTGGTACACCCGGACGTGTCCATGATATGATCAGAAGGAAGTATCTCAAAACAGAAAAAATGAGTCTAATTGTTTTAGATGAAGCAGATGAGATGTTGTCACAAGGTTTTAAGGATCAAATTTATAAAATTTTCCAATACATGCCATCAGAAATTCAAATTGGTCTTTTCTCGGCAACAATTCCACCGGAGGCGAAAGCTCTATCCGATACCTTTATGGATAAACCTTATAAAATCTTTGTGAAAGCGGATATGCTCACCTTGCAAGGTATTGCGCAATATTATATCAGGATGGATGGCGACGAAAGTAAATATTTGACATTGAAAGATTTGTTTAGCGGACTGGCTATTTCACAATCTATTATTTATTGTAATAGTACCCGTCGCGTTGACGACCTTCACGAAGCAATGCTAGCAGACGAGTTCCCCGTCAAGAAAATTCATGGTAAGATGGACGAACACGAAAGAAATCAGAATAATAAGGACTTTCGTTCTGGCGCATGTCGTGTCCTTATCACTTCCGATTTGTTTGCACGAGGCATTGATGTTCAGCAGGTGAGCATTGTTATTAATTTTGATGTACCAAAAAGCGAACATACTTATCTTCATCGCATCGGGCGATCGGGTAGGTGGGGCAGAAAGGGAATTGCTATTAATTTCGTTACAAAGCACGATGGTGCACGCTTGAAACATTTTGAAGAATATTACTCTACTCAAATTTTGGAAATGCCCTCCAATTGGTCAGAACATCTTGCAGTATAATTCGTACTCTCTTCCATCTTTTAATATTACAAAACTATAATGTTAGAAGACGATATTATAAAACATTTTAAAATACCCATTGAATTTGTTGAGCATGTTAATACAACTCCTAAAAATTTAATAGAAGATTTAGAGTTATTGAAAACACAGAGCGATGTATCCAATAATACAGTTTATAATTTTTTATTAAGACCTAGAACAATATTGGGCAAAAACGGGTTTTCGCCATGGATTAAAAATTACACCACAAATATACCATTTTTAAAAGATAATCAAAAACTTATTGAAAATTTTAGTAATTTTAATTCTCATGACGATAACACAGTTACTCTTAATGCATGGCATAGTTTTAAAGCCATAAAAGAAGATAAGAGTTTCATTGATAAATACCAATATATTGGTTGGGATAGACTAAAATTTTTAAATAAATCAACCTTTTTTCTCGCAATCATGTCAATGTATAGTATAATCTCTCCCGCATTAAATTTAATTGCTCCAATCCTTTTACTTCTGGTCCCATTCCTCCTCCTTAAATTTAAGAAGGTTACGATAACTTTAGAATCATACGTAAGAGTTTTGATGATATCTATTAGAAATCATAGTTTTGGAAAACTAATTACACAATGGAATACTTTACCATGGGGTCAACGAATTTATCTACTTCTTATGGTAGGAATGTACATATATAATATTTATCAAAACGGGGTATCATGCTACCAATTTTACAAAAATTCACATATAATTAATACAGATATTAAGAATATTAAATCTCATTTGAGTAGTAGTAAAATAAAACTAGAAAAATTTTTAAAAGAAGTTGGGAAATATAAATCCTTCCATAAGTATAATGAATATTTGACAGATAAATTGGAGAGTGTTAATACATTACATGCTTCTCTCGATAATGTTCCTTTAGCTAGTTTTAATCCTAAAAAAATACCGTTAATTGGATATACGATGAAACAATACTATTTGCTCTTTGATTCCGATGAAATTAAAGATGTTCTCCTTTTTACATTCGGGTTACATGGTTATTTTGAAAAAATAGAAAGTATACATAAATTATTTAAATCCAAGATCATTAACAAAGCTAAATTTTCAAAATCTAAAAATCCCAAAATTTCCATGAAAAATGCCTATTATCCAACCATGATTTCAGAAAAAGTCATACCCAACAATGTGTCATTGAAAAATAATAAGTTAATCACAGGACCAAATGCATCTGGAAAAACTACCCTTCTAAAAACCGTAACCACTAATTTATTATTATCACAACAAATTGGATTTGGTTTTTATAACAAATCTAAAATAACTCCCGTTGATTATATACATTGTTATTTAAATATACCCGACACATCTTCGCGCGACAGTCTTTTTCAAGCTGAAGCCAGGAGATGTTTAGATATTTTAAATATTATTGACAACAACAAAGACAAAAAACACTTTTGTATTTTTGACGAGTTGTTCTCAGGAACAAATCCATATGAAGCTATTAGTAGCGCTAGGGCATATTTGCAATATATTTCCGAAATGAAAAATGTCAGATTCATGTTAACTACCCATTTTATCCGATTATGTGATAAACTTGATTCAAACAAAACCATTGAAAATATCAACATGGATACAACAATTATTGATGATGTTCCAAATTATAAATATAAAATATGTCAAGGCGTTTCAAAAATAAAAGGGGGTGTAACGGTTCTTAAGGAACTTGGATATCCCCAAAATATTGTGGATAAAACAAAAGATTTTGTAAATGATTTTTAGTCGTTCGTTTGATTATAGTTTTAAAAATATATTAGAACTATAATATGCTACAAACCATCCTAACACCTCTTTGTATTACATTAGTGTGCTGCGGAATTATATTTTTATATTTCAAAAATAGATTATCGACTACGGAAAGAAAAGTTGATATTATGTTTGAATTGATTCAGGAACACGAAAACCAAAGAAAACTAATGGCGCAAAATTATATTGTGCAGAGCGCCGGACAAGAAACGGGATATCATGAAACCAGCTCTATTGAACCAGGATTAATTGATATTTCAGATAATGAAGAAAATACTGATTCGGAATCCGAGTCTGATTCCGATTCCGATGATGATAATGATCGCATCACACTCGAAGAAAATCTTGACCATGTTGAAGGTATTAAAAATGTAACACTAACCCTTGAAGGTGCCGAAATTGGCAGAAATAATATGGAAAGTGAAGATTCTCCAAAAATAACCGAAGTGGATACGGAACCTTTAGATAAAAGCGAAATTAAAGAAATTAAATTAGAAGATACAAAAAATAAAGAAGAAATGGAACTCGTTGACATTGAACTTGATGACGTTGAATTGTCGGATGATGACAATATGGATGATCAAGAAGAAAATCACGACGTTAAGCCTAATGACGATGTTGTTGTTGTTGAAAAATTAAATGAAAAGCCGTATGATAAATGGAAAGTGGCTGATCTTAAAAGCGAGTGTGCTAGTAAGGGACTTACTGGATACAGTTCAATGAAGAAAAAGGCTCTAATTGAACTTTTGACTGAATCTAGTGCGAAACAAATGACTGCAAATTAATTTCTTATACTATTATAATATAACAGTATGAGTTGGGGAACGTGCTACAAAGCTTCAAATAATATTCACGCAGGATTTCCTGCATTAATGAACGAAGGCAATTTATTCACTGATTGGTCGGGCGCTTGCAGAATGAACAATGAAATTAAAAAGGAGATTGGTATTAAAAGTAACTATTCATACCGACAATGGTTGATTAATAATGGCAACCAAGTAATGAATAAAAACACCACTGCTGCGTGTTCGGATTGTTGTGGTTGTATGGAGAATTTTAAACAAGTGCCAAGTTCTAATAAATATTTATTTACCAGTTGTGCTGATAAAACACAACCCTTCGGATATGAAAATTCAAATCTCAAAAATCTTTATCTATCCGATGCAACGTTACAAAGTAGGCTATCTGCTCCAATAATGACACAATCGCAAATGCTTCAACAAGGAAGACCGAATTTTAATTAGGTTAATATCTAAAACAAAATTCGGTCAATATAATATAATGAGTAAAACATTATATTGTATACGTCATGGAACAGCATTACATAATGTAAATTTTCCAAAAATAGGAAGAAAAGCCTATACAGATTTTCATGATACACCACTTGTAGACTTCGGTCACATAGAATCTTTATCTTTGGGTCAAAATTGGAATGATAAGAATATGATTGAGTTAGTTGTTGTTTCGCCGCTTACAAGAACATTGGAAACAGCAATAAATATATTTATCGATACACCAAATATACCTATGATAGCATTAGATTATATTAAAGAACATCCTCAATCTGAAGAAACTTGCAATGGTCGCAAAAGGTTATCTGTGCTTAAAAAAAAATATCCAAATATTGATTTTTCACATATAAATAATGAAAATGATACAATGTTCCAGTTAAATAAAAGGCCAAATGATGTTGAATTGAGTGAACTACATAAAAGAATTGTATTTTTTAAAGAATGGATAAGATCTCGTACCGAAAAAAATATTGCCGTGATCTCTCATTCATCCTTTTTAGGAGAGATGATGTTTAGTAAAATAGGAAATGATGGTAACGGACTAAAACACTGTTTCCCATATGTTTATACCATTAACGCTTAGTTTTACGTCGCCTTTTCCTTTTTCTACGACTCTTCTTTACTTTCCTTCTAATCTTTTTAGTTCTCTTTTTCCCTTTTTTCTTCTTACCTTTTCGCGAATAACGCCGTTTTTTATAACGCCGTTTTTTAGTTCTCTTTTTTCCACCTCCGGCAGCAACTGCCGTAGCAGGAGGTGACAGAGGAACAGCTGCCATAGCAGGAGGTGACAGAGGAACAGCTGCCATAGCATTTGCTTTTTCAACATATTTTGAAACCTGTATCTTGCCACTCTCCGTTTTTTTCACTTTAACTATTGTCCCAACCTGTAATCTTTTTAGTAAATTGTCAACCTCTTTTTGATCAAATAATGGCGATATGCGTTCCTTTTCGGATCCTAATTTATCCTTCATTTTACCTTCTGTATAATGATATACGCCCATATTAAGAGCATATGCTGTATAAGCATTGGCAGCAGTAAAAAATATAGAAAAAGGGTCCAACTTGTTGCTTTCTCGTGACTCTTTTTTTGTCATATCTTCTACTAATGTAGATAATGGTTTTGGTTGATAATAGATAAATGGATTATTTTGAAATTCTAGCAAAGGAATAGTAGTCATAACACCTGATTTAGGCAAGGATATTTTTTTAAAATCGGGTTTATTTAATGTTTTTTCAACTTGCTCGATCATATCTGCCTTTTTTAATAATAATCCAATACCCGCGTCGCACGATGTATTGCACTTCTCTAAGAATGAATTCCAAAATTTATCATTTTTATCTTCTTTCAATAAGTTCATGAGCTCGTCAGATAAACCACTATTTCCTTCTTTGGGTGATTGTGAAGCAGCCACTCTCGCGTCATTCATAATATCACCTACAATACCAAGCGCGATGCCTTGTAGACTTTCAACACTCAATGTTATTTCATTGTCTAGTTTTTTCTTAATTATTTCAAATTTACTAGAAATGTCTGGGTCTAGTGTCTTCCTTACATTATTCATAAAATCAACCATTGCTTGATTACGCTCTTCTTTGCTCTTTTCTTCGTCTTCCCAAGGGGGTTTGTCACCGTCGCCACCACCTTCCATGCCATCGCCCTTCAAGAAGTCACAATAGCGAAGAGGGTACGGAAGATTCATGCATAATGAATAGAGTAATGAAGACATCCATCCTCGCAAACCATCAATAATTGGTTCAAGTGATCTGTAAACAAAGTCTCCAATCTCATTTGGAATTTCTGTTAATGTGTCCCAGAAATATAATACAAATTGTTTGATCCATTCACAGATTTGTTGAGAACAATTAATGTAAATCTCTTTAGCATTATAACCCAAACCAACCATACCAAATATAATTGTAATCAGTTTAAAATAAAATAACAAACATCCAGCTAAAACAGTAAATTGTAACATATTTCCTAATAATGGCGAAATCCATGAAATTGAATTATTCGCTTGTCTAGATAATAAAAATCCCAGTTGATATAATAGTTTATGTGCTAGAATCATAAATTCAACCATGGCCTTTAATAATTTCATTAGACAAGGTAGTATCGTATCTATTTTTACCGGCCAGCACTCCGCAACTTGTTTACTGAGGGCGTCCATTCCACGATTAAGAGTTAAATGGACTCTAACAACCGCTTGTTGAATGCGTCTATTCTGCTCCTGCTGATATACTTGTCCGGCTGATAAATCTTTTTGCCCATCTCCTAAACTCTTAAGTCCCTCTATTTCTGCTTTGTTATATTGAACAATTTCATGAAGAAGGGTTTCCATTTCACCCATTCTACTTTTAAGTTCCTGATTTATATCTTGACCTTCACTTAAATTATTCATGATGCTGACAAGCGTACCGTTATTCATATTTACACCTTGTGCATTATCATTCTGTGCGGGATCTAACTGCAATAACAGTTGTTCCCCACCATAGTTTGAGTTAACTGTAGATCCAGGCATACCCGCTAATTGTTGCACAGGAACTATAGTAGTTTTGGAGAGCTCTACCTTCTGTTCATCTTCTTTCGATTCTTCAGGCACCACAGGTACCGCAGGTACCGCAGGTACCGCTGGTACCGCTGGTACCGCATTCGCCACAGCAGCATTAGAGGCCAATAATACTGGTGGAGAGCGACCCAAAAGCATTCTGGATTGTAAAATATAACGAAAGCGCGACGTGATATTTAACATATTTCTACGTTCTTCGCACATTGAAGCATCTACACTTTCTCGCGCACTTTCTACTTCTTTGCGCAGTTTTATCACATTAGGGTCCTTTTGTGCCTTATCAAGCTCTTGTGTTTTATTTTCCTTTGCCATTTTGTCTTGAGCGATCTGGCTCGCAGAAGCAGGACGCGATCCTCCCAACTCTTCATCTCTAATTTTCATTGTTAAATCTATTATTTCCCTTTTT